GTTGGTCCAGTTGTACCAGTAGAACCTGTTGGCATTGTATGATAACCTTTAACTGGATCAGAAGAATCATCAGTTCCATAATACATACTAGCACCTGGAGCATCTTCATCATTTACTAATTGTACTTCATCATCCTCTACTCCTGTACCTTCTACTGTATATTGAGTAAGTATCCCTGGAACTTTAAGATTCTTAGCATCAATTTCAATTTTAAATCCATTATCAGTAACAAATCCAATACAATGCTCAATATCACTAGCTGCTAACTCAGACGATTTTAATAGACTTCCTGCAACAGTAGGTGATAAAAAGTAATACTCACCAATTTCAAAACCAAAATCATCATACAATTGTGAATCACTCCTAATATATCCATCAGTAATATACCTAAACCTATTTTCATTAAGTATAGTACTTACTATTCCTACTGCTTTTGCATTAGCCACTGTATCAGCTTGTCCTTTAACATATTGATTTGAACCTGCATTATAACGAACAACATCTCCTACGTTTAATCCATGTGTTTCTTGATAAATACCTAGTAAGTCTATTGGTTGACCTACTGCTGATCTTACAGAAGTTGTATCATCCACTACTTCTTCAATTGCAGCATACCCTAATTGATCTGTAATTATTTCCACTAAAGAAACTTCAATTTGTGCCTCTCTATAATTCTTATCAAATTCAATTATGGTATAATACTTATCATCAATCTTTAATATATTTCTAAACTTAATAAGGTGTGATCTATCATGGATTAAACAACGAATATAATTTTTATATCGCTGTCTATTATTAATTACATTTTTAGAATAAATAAATACAAGAGAACCATTTTCAGCATTGTTATATGTATTCCATGAAGTTGTAAATGAACTAGAAACTGTGTATGCACCTAATTCAGGTATGCCAGATTCAGTAAATCGGTTAGAAACCCCATCTGCAAAAAATAATTCTGTTTTAAACGTTTCATATCCATTATCCTGTTGCAGTAACCATGTTTTATCAATTGCAGGATTACGACCAACCGCATCTACATCACCTCTACCTTCTCTTCCTGAAGGTGTAGTAATTCGATTTTCAATATTTGTACCTGTTCCCCTCCTTGGTCCATAAATAGTTTCAGGTATACCGCTATCCGTAATAAAACTATCTGTTTCTGCTAGTTTTATATACATATTTTTAAAGACAAATGTTCCCTCCAAATATGCACTTTCTCCTCCTAAATGTATAGAAACACGAACTTGATAATTACCAGATTGAACAACTTCAAACGTTTTTTCAAATTCACCCTTAAAATCAAATGGATAATTAGTAATACTTGTATCAATTGGAATATAAACAGGATCTCTCCAAATATCATCAGGGTCTTTTACTTCTACCTTTAAATAAAGCTCAGTACCAAATTCAACAGGACCTACCGAAGTAACAATATTTTCAAGCGTATAATTAAAATGTATTTTTAAAAATTGATAGGTCCTTGAATAAGTGACTGCAAATATGTCTGATTCAATATAAGGTTCAGTCTCCTCAAAAGTTTGCCCTTCTTTAAATAATCGAATTAAAGAACCTTCTATTTCACTTGAATCAAAATCAGCACTAACGGTCCAATCATTCCAATCAGTAGAAGCTAAATTATCTTCTACCAAACCATTTTTATGCTCAATATAAGCAAATTTTAAGGGGTGTATTCTTTGTTGTTCTACGAAAGGACGAAAAACATTACTTGAAACATCCAGTATATTATCTGTGACAACACGACTTTGTTGAGTAAGAGTATCCCAATCAAAGGTATATTCATAACTATCAAGTTCATGTGGATTTTGAATATAATAGTAACCATCTTCTTGTTTCAAAAGAACATTGAAAGGTTTTAATATTCTTGTAATAACATCCCAACAAGAAATTGCTTTATTATCTTCTGTAGGACCGTCATTAAACGATCTTGTATCTACTACTAACTTATCTAAAGCACATTCACTTGAAGTCATTAGATCAGCTTCATACGTGTTTAACTGTACTTTAAAATCTAAATCTAATACATCTACATCTGCAATTGGGCGCAATGCAGCTTTAAGTACTTGAAATAAGGAGTATTGCTCAACAATTAAATCTCCATCTACATCTTTAAATTCTTCTTTGTTTAAGTCAGCAAGCGCATCCGTTACAGGTAAAGATACTTCAATATAAGGAGGATTAGTTTCATATCTCTTAACTAAATTTTCAGGTTTAATATATCCTCTAAATATTAGATTATCACTTTCATCCATATAATCAAGAACATACTCTTTATATTGACTATCCAATAAGAAATCAACAACATAAGTATCAGCACGTGGAATATGAAAATCATATACAAATTCTTGCCCTTGAATAACTTTTTCTTCTAATGAATTTTTATCTGAACCTGTGTGTTTTTGACTTATAGGAACAGCGTTACCATGTTTAATTACGTATGCTTGATCTGATTCATTTGGTCGGTAAATAGCTATTTTAAAATAAGTACCTTCTGTTACATCATAAAATTGTGAAGTAATAGAAACTCCTTCCGATGCACCTGAACTACTTACTTCTGGTGTAACAAGTGACTTAAACGTTCTTTCAGTACCATACCCAGTACCTTCAGAATTAATTGCAAATGCTCTATAATAGTATACCGTATCTGAATTAAGTCCTGTAATATCACAAGCTACTGAACCTAATCCTGTTCCACTAGAATACGTACCACCATTAGGAACAGGATTAGGAGATGTACTCCAACATATACCACGTTCCGTCACAGCAACACCTCCAGTACTTTGTACTGTAATTACTGCATCCGCTGTTTCATCAGTAATATTGTGTGCTAATATTCTTGTACTAACTTTAGGTACTGCCATTTTACATATATGAATTACTTCTTCTTCTTCCTTCGTCTTCCACTATATATAATAAATCACGTCCTCTTATAACCCAACCACCTGGTGGAAGTTGAGCATAAACAGGATCTCGTTCAAAATTAGAATTTAAACTTATTGGAGCAGGTAATACCTTTTCTCCACTACTTAACCACGCAGGATAAGAATCATTAGGATACCCTGAAGGTATTGTACCTCCTTTAGTCATTTTTGCCATACTGTCTATTGTACTTGTAGACTTACTCCACATTGATTGTAAAAAACCAATCCCAATTGCTGCTGCAATAAGTCCTGGTAAACCTTTAGCTGCCCCACCTAACAATATAGTTGCAAATGCCTCTTTCAATAACATACCAACAATCTGTTGCCCCATTGAAAGTATAGAATTACCAAATGCTTTGTATGCGTTTTCAGCATCAGCAAACCCTTTACCTATAGTCTCCACCATATTTGTCATACTACTAGCAACAATATCATTTATTTTTAATGTATTAGTAAGTTTCTTTGCATCTTCACCAATCTTTTCAATTGTCTTACCCCATTCTTTTCTCATTGATTCAGACATATTAGCCCATGCCTCTTTGGTAAGATTAGTAAACTGACTTAATGTTCTCCTTAAAATCCGAAGTTTTGCTTCACTAGCTAAAAAAGTATTACCTAAATATTCAGATTGTTCAGCAATCATATCTAAATCACCTTGCATTTGACCTCTTATATCAAGAACACCTTCAGGATTAACTATATTAAGTAACTCTTTCATTTTCGCAATTTCTTCTGGTGAATAATTTAACTCCAGTTTTTCTATTTCTTTTATTACATCGTTATATAATTTAATCCTTTTTCCAATAAAATCAAAATCTTTACCTAATTTGTGTGATATTCCAAATAATTTTGCTTCATCTATTTCCATCTGCTCAATTAATTGACCAAATACACCTCCACTCATTTTAAGCATATCTGTATTAATTAACCTTTCAAAATCTGTAAAAGATTGAAATTCTCGATCAGCAGCTCTAACACCCTCAATAAACTCATTTAAAGCATTTGTTTTATCCACTATACCTGAGGCAGGAAAAGAACCAGCAGCATCTCCATCAATATTAAAAATATCTTTTAACATTTCTCTCATTTGATTTGTAATTGGTTCCATTTTATTTTTTATATTTTCCAAAGAACCAATAAACGCATCACCAAATGTAAGGTCTTCTCTTGTTCGTTGTTCATTTAAAAGTTGAAGTACTTGCTTACGCAAATTGCGTAATTTCTCTATGTTTATATTTAATACCTCATAAGAAGCATCTCCTACAATTGGCACAAGATTAAAAGGACCACCTTTACCTGGACTAAATACCAATTCATCTTCTTGTGCTTGTTTTATTAAATCTTTTTGTAATTGAATTGCTTTTTCTGAGGTTATTGCCATCTGTTTATAAATCTTCTCTCTTTGTTTTAAATCAGGTGCAGCATCAAAATCCTTCATTAATTTTTGCAAAATAAAACTTTCATTTGCTAAATTTTCAAACATTTTTTGCACACTTTCACTTCGTCCTCCTTCTACTGATTGATAAGCTTGTCCAAATTTTGTAAACATATCCTGAGTTTTCTCTATTTGCACCTGATAATCTTTTAACATTACATCACTTATCTTCCTTTCTAACAATTGTTTCCATTCTTTTGTATTCTGTGTAACTAAAAAAATTGCAACAGCTAAACCAAAAACAGAACCAGCTAATGAAACTAAAGTGGATGCAACAGTAACTAATACTCCCACAAGCGCACTAAATAAAATCAAAAGTGGACCTAATACACCTGTAAGAAGTGTTATTTTTGTTATTAAAAGTTGAATATCTCGTGGAAGGGAAGTCCACCAATCACTAAGATCACGCATCTTTTGTGCAAAGTCATTTATAACTGGTAATAATGTTTGTGCAATAGTATGTCCAAATTGAATAAAGGCTTGACCAGCCGCATTGACAGCTACAGCAAATTTATATTGAAATGTATCTGCAACTGTTTCTAACATTAATTTAAAATTACCAGTAGGTTCTAACATTGACATCCAAATACCTTTATTCTTTTCTAAATTTTTCCCTAATATGTCAAGTGTAGGTAAATATGCTCGTAAATTAGGAATTAAATATGCAATTTTATCCCAACCAACATCATCTGCAATATCTTTTATTTTAAGCATAGCCTTTATAAGCCCTCCTTTTTCATTACCAGCAATATCTCTCAATTGCTGAAAAGTAATACCTGAAGTTCCACCAAATTCTTCAAGAGCATTTGAAGCACCTTCAGCTGGTTTTTGAATTGCCATTAACATTCTCCTTATCATCATACCAGCAGTTGTGGCTTTTGTTCCAGTTCTTGTCAATGCTGCAACAGCAGCACCAACTTCATTAAATGAAACCCCCATTGCTGATGATACAGGGAGAATTTTACCTAAAGCTGTTGGTAAATCAGAAGCTTCTACTTGACCTTCTCTAATAGCAGTTGTTAAAATATCAAAAGTTTCCGCAACAGAAATATTAGCTTCACCATAAGCGTTCATAACATTGGTTGCTAAATTTGCAATTATTTTGGTTTCTCCCATACCAGCAGCCGCTCCTTGTGCAGCCATTTTTACAATTTTCATGGTATTAGCACTTCTAACACCACCAGAAGATACAAAATACAAAGCATCTCCCATTTCACCTGCACTTCTACCTATTGTTTTTGTCAATTCAAGTATGCTAGCACCCCATTGCATTGTTTGATCATGTGCTATACCAACAAGACCTTCCACTTTAGCAAGCGAAAATTCAAATTCTGCAAACATTTTAGTAGCACCAATACCAATAGCAGCTATTGGTATTGTCAAAGCACTAAATGCCATACCTACCGTTGCTATACTCGCATTAATCCGTTGAACAGAAGCAATAACCCCTCCCTCAAATGCCTTAACCTGTGCTGCTGCTTTAGCTAAACTTGCTGTCCTTGCCGTTAACGATATTGTTAATGTTCCTACATTCATTTTGCTTTCTTTTGTAAAGATTTCGGTATATGTGTAATATCTCTAACCTTCTTTTCTTTATTCATTGCTGCAATACTCATAAAGACACGTTTCATATCTTCTGTGGATTGTATTCCTTTTGGTTTGCTTCTATCCCAATCAAGTAAGAAATCTTTAACATCTTTCATTTTAGCTCCTTTCGCACCATTAATACTAATCGCTAAATTAGTAATGATTGTTGCAAGGTATGATATTCTAAAATCATCTCTTGCTTCTCCTATTGGATCTAAACAATCATATGCTTGCCATTCGGCTAATTGACTTGCTGTTAATTTATCTAATAAATAATCAGGATGAGCAAAACCTAATTTTAAGCAGAGCCGGAATTGGAATTGTCTCTCCGGTCTGCTCCTTAATTTTTTACTAACTCCTCTTGATCTTCTTTCGTTATCTTATTTAAAGCACTCGCCGCATCTGCAATACGTTCCATATTAGACGCACTTAGCTTTTCGCTTAGAGTTGCTATAATATTCGGTTTCATGTCAAACTGACGTACTCCTTGTTCGTCACAGATAGTACAGATTGCTAACTTCACTCTGTAATCTTCGAGATTCATTACAGTCTCCTGTTGTTTGTTACCAATTTTAGGTAACATCTTTGTTAAGGACAATTCCCAGGTGTTTTTCTCTTTAGCTGTCATTTCACGAACAAACACATGACCTCTTACAACACCTTTACTGTCTTTCAATTCCACTTTCTCAGATGCTAAAACATCCTTTTGTTCTAGCAACGCTTCCTTTGTTAAAAATACTGACTTACTCATTACTTAAAATTTTATGTGATTAATAAAATAAAAATTGTTTCAATTTAAAAAAATAAACCTTGATTAGATTTAATACAACTTGTTAACCTAGTACTGATGATACATTTTGTCCAGAATTAATTGTTGGGGGTCCACTCACTTTAATGGTTGTTTCCATTGTAATTTGTGAATCTGTTGGTATTGTTAAAGGAAATTCCTGTACAAAACCTTCAAATTCAATAGAAGTACCATCTGGTAATATTATTTCATAATTTTGAATTACAGTACTCTCAAAATCAGCAAAGAATATATCCAAACCCGCTCTTGTATAATTCATTGAAATAACAACATTACCACCATCACGAAATCCTGAGATAAACTCACGATAACCATCAGTCGAATCTAAAGAAGTAACCTCAATCAAATCCCTTACCATTCCTGGACCTGAAATATTGGTAACTTCTGCAATTGTCTGCCATTCGGTTGAAGTTAAATCCCATTTCTGAATTATCGTTCCAACTCCACTCATTGCACTACTAGCCATATTATTTCTATTTTAGTAGTTTTTAAATTTAAAAAATTGCACCTTTTGATTTAATTACTCAAAAGTAATAAAGGTTTTTCTATTGCTCTTTTGCCCGACAATATACTTAATCCTTTATGAACATATGTAGCTTACACCACATCATTAGTATTCTATGATTCCCTTCTTTGTATCATAAAGTTTGCTACAAAGATAGTTCTTTGATTTTCACGTTTAAGAAATGTTGGACCATTTAAACATTCAATCAATGAGTAATAAGCGCCATTCAATACCTCATGTGAGTACCCATGTAATTCATCAATAATTGCACTCAAAAATTCCCAACCTTCATCGTAATCAACACACTTAACCACTATTTGTATAGTTGGAAATTCATACTTAGCTAAATCCATTGTTAATTGTGGTTTTTTACCTGAAAAATCTAAAATTCGTGAACAATTAGATTTACTTTCATCTAGTACCGCTCTATCCATTGGAAATGTTGTTAACATTGCAGCAAAATCAGAATCTGCCACAGCCTCCAGTATTTCTTTTATATCCTTTGATGGTACATTCATAACTTAAAATATTACATTTCTTTGAGTTGTCCTATTACCAATAAGCACACCACCACTAGAAAGACCACCTACTCTACTTGTTCCTCTAACTTTTGCATTTTGTGCCACAATCATCATCATTTCAAAACGATTACGGTCAAAATGAATTTGTAACCATTTAGAACCTGACCCAGGTGTTGTCCAATTAACAGCCCCTCTATGTTCTTCCATTTCATGCACAATAGCTGGGTAGTGTACTCCATCCTTAGTTACTGCTGAGTAACCTGCAAATACAATTGGATTAGTAGGATGTGGTGTACCTAAAATAAACCAAGAATCACGCATTTTTTTAGTATCAATAGGTACAGTTGGTGATACAGTATCCATTTCATTCTCCAGAAACTTCATAGCAGCAAACATACCTTTATAAGTACGTCCTCTTACTGCCATCATTTCACGTTGAATGTTAGCTAATACATTTTCTAATCCTATTACATATCTTGCCATAATCTTACTTTAACCTTGATCAAATAAAAATGCTGTCCTCACAAAATCATCATCTGCAAAAACCATAGGCACCTTTTCAAATTGTCGTACAATAAATACATCAGGAAAATCTCTTGGGTCATTTATATCATAACCATTTGCAGTAGCTATTACTTGCAATGCAACTAAAGTTGAATTAGCTAAATAACTTCTCCTTGCTATATCAATATTAACAAGAACCGTAGCTTGTGACGAAAATCTATTACCCTCATAATCTTCTTTTAACTCCTGTTTGTCTTCCCATCGACAATCAATTTCAATAGGAGCATCAAAAGTATAACCACCTTTACCATCATTTACAGGAGTACCCCAGTACACACACTTTTGTTTTGTAAAAAGTTTAACTACATTTTCAATAACCCCAGCCATGTTTTACTCCTTTCTTATTTTTCAAATTAACAATCACATACGCCCACTGATAATCACCTGAACTTTCTTATTCGCCAGGAACTACATAAGCCCATGCTGCTTTATTACCTTTTTGCAAATTACGTAATTTATTAGAAGTATCCAACATCAACACCATTTGTCCATATTGTGTTGCACCTAATCCATCTGTCCACCATCCTGCATACGTAACTTCTGCCCCACCAGCACCAGCTTCCTTAATTAATCTCTCTCTTACCACAGAAGCCATGTGAGCAGCTAACCATTTCTCAATCTCAGTTAAAACCGCATCCGTATGCTCATCCTCCAATAAATCTGTGACAAGTACATTTGCACTTAATATATATGGATCAAGTTGACCATAATCTAATACCGTATCTGCTGGTAGTATTGCTAGTACTTCTTCTTCCGTTGTTCTTGTTGCCATTACTTTTTATTTAATAAAGTTTTCATTATAACTTCAACTTCATAATTCCATTTCAAATCACACCAATTAACTACTTCTTTCATTTGTTCAAAGTCACCATCACGCATTCTTTCAGGCCAAACAATTCTATGGTCTGCTTTAGCTACAATAATATCTCTAAACCTTTCTTCATATTTGTGTACCCACCATAACCATGCATCCTTTTCATTTAAAGCACCTACTTGTTCAATATTCTTTTGGCTTTTAAACTTAGTCATGTATGCAGTTTCATGTAAAGAATTTAAGATGTCACCTGTCCTTCTTCTCACAATAATCCATTTAGCCTTTGGATAAGCAATATCCCATAATTTCCATAATTGCGTTATTTGAGAATCCTTATACATGAAAGGTATTGATTCTGGTATATTCTGATAATGTAAACAATTAACAACTTGATTTTCCCAATTAGGAACAGTTTCCAATGATTTATAAGTAGGCATAAAACAACCTACACTTAAATTACGTATAGTGCTACTTGACAAAGCACGCAAGGATACGTTTTCACGCATTTTATTAGTCTGCCCTGCATTTGCATCACACATTTGAAGAACTCTCGAAATAAGAGTACTTCCACTTCTCTCAACACCCGTTACTAATATTAATTGTTTAAATTTCATAACTTGTATAAGATTTTACCCATTTAACTGTATTTGCAGCTACAGGTATTCTCGGAACTCCATGAAAACAGACAACTGCTGAGTTCACTGGTAATTCTGTTCTCCATCCACTTTTTGGTTTAAATGTTGTAATATAATCAGGTTGACAAATATCTTGCCAGTAAATATCTGCTTTTGTAACTGATGAAATAAAATTCTGATCACCTTTAAATTTTTTGATATGTGTCTTTGGGCTTTTAATCCATTTAGAATACACATTATCCATTGCAGAAGTGTCAGGAATCCACATTACACCTGATGCTAAATAATTAGGTCTATAAAAATCTCTTAGCGTTACAAACTTATCCTTTTGTTCTTTTGGTGGTATTAATACTTTAATTGAGTTTAATACAGCAGTATCTAAATCTAAATACAAAAAAGGACGTAATACCTTTAACTCTGGACAATATAGATTCATTTTAGACCACCAACCCTTCCATTCAGGATTAGGTAAAGGTAATATAGTTAATCCTACAACATTAGTTTCTCTGGTAACTGCATCAGAGAAACAAAAAATATTAGGATACTCTTTTTCATCACCCCAATACTTACGAATATGAGTAACTAAAAGGTAAGCATCTGCCATCCTAAAATCACCACCAGACCTATGTATTAAAACTATATTTGGTTTCATTATTAATAATTTACGTATTCATTAACCCAAGGTATATAAGGAGCAACCTGATGTATCTTAGGTTTTCCATGAAAACAAATCACAGATGCTTGTTCTGGAATTTCATCTATAACTCTTGCACTCCAATTCTCCTTTTTATTTACTATACTTTTTTTACCATCTTTTGGTTTAAAATTAAATATCTTATTTGGTACTAAGTGTTGCCAAACTTCTTCATGATCTTTTACAACTGATTTAATAAATCCTTGATCCCCTTCAACTTCATACTTTTCTATTAACGCTTTTGGATCAATATTCCAAGCATCCCAAATCTTTAATACCTTTTCTTCATTACCAAACCACAACAATCCTGACAATAAATATTGTTCATAACCTACTTTATTAAATCCACCTAATGTAATAAATTTATCTTCATCTTTTGGAGGTAGTATACCTTCTAAATTACTAACAATAGCAGTATCTAAATCCATGTAAAGAAAAGGTCTGTACTGTTTTAATAAAGGACTATATAAATTCATTTTACACCACCAATGTTCCCAAGTTTTATTTTCAAGAGGTAACAATGTAACTCCTACCAATGAAATTGGTTCATCTACTTTATCATAAAGACAATACACCTTAACATTTTCATTATGCTTATGAATATGATGAGATATTAATAAAACATCATGTAGTGA